GGGTTGAGTAAACTCACCAATAGCAGGGCTGTCGCCAGCCGTGGTGTTTACTGTAACGCCTGTCGCGTAACCAACGTGCTTGATGTACTTGTTGGTGAAAATACCTGTAGACGCCTGAGAAGAAGTTTCGGTAACAACCCCGGTTGTCGAGGCGATATTTATAACCTTAAAACCATTCTCTGAACGAACGGCTCCGTTGAAAGTTGTGTTAGCCATTTGGCTACCTCCTTACAAAGGTCTTTGCCCTAGAGTCTTGTAAGCGTCTGCTAGGCCAGTCGCTAGGGCTATAAAATCCTAGATGATAGAAAGGGGGAGGGTTGCCCCTCCCCCTTGATCTTTTATGCGCCAGGAGATCCAAATACGCAACGTGGATCCGACCACCCAAAGCTATAACGCTCGCGGGCTTTAAACCTCACATTACCAGTATCGAAATCACCTTCCATCTTAGTGGACATCGGCATCCGCTCAAAGTGGATAAATCCTCTTGGAGCATCGGTTTTGATAAACCATGCGTCAGTATCCGTAAGATAGTGGTTAACGACATAGCCTTGCGGAAGCATTCCCATGTTCCGCGTAGCATTAATGTCATTATCCGCCGTACCTGGACGAAGAGTGGATTCAAGAAGACGATCCGCCACGAACTGTAGCGCGGGAGGAACAACCATCTTTTGGCCACGTACCGAGACTTTAAGGCCGCGCTCATCGACAAAAGCTGCGATGTCAATAAGAGCATTCTCAAGGCTCGTTTCGTTCAAGTCAGCAGCCGTGCTAGGCTCGTTGCGAAGATCATTGTTATTCACAAGAGGATGATCCGTAGCACAAAGCTCCTTAGCATCGCCGCCCGTATACGAGCTATCAAAAGCATTATTCAAGGTAGCTGCACCCTTCACCTGTTTGGTGTTGGCCATGCTACGCGCCAAAGCTTTCGTATAACGGGATGCTAATCGGTCATAGAGATTATCCTCGATTGCTTCTTCCGTAATGGAGAAAGCAAGCGCGATAGTCTCATGCGTATACCTCGCAGTATACGCTTCTTGCGCATCATCAAATGAAATCGCCGATCCTTCCGATTTGACGGGTGCTGACCCGAAACCGGAAAGCATGACCTCCTCCTCAAATGCGCGTTCTGAGGATTCAGTATCATAAATCTCGGCAGATTCGTTGTCATACCTGGCGTACTCAAGTCCAAACAAGGCATTGAGGCCAGGCTCTAGCTCTTTAGCTAATTGAGCTCTACTAATAGCCATCTCTCAAACCCTCCTATACGCCAGTGGTTGAAGGCGTACCAGCCGCAATAGCACCGTTATTGCTATTGAAGTGGTTATTCAACCTAACAATTGCCCCGATACCAGCCGCTGTGAAATCAGCATTCTCTGGATCATCAAGCCAACCCACAATCCGCATTTGCAGAGCGGCTGTGGTGTTAATCGTGCTGATTGCCAAGCGACCAAGGGACACACCAGTAGCGTCTGTCCCTGTGATAGCCGTTGAGAAGTTTGCATTAGCAAAAACTGCGGCGCGAGCCGTAGCCTTGCTCGTCCAAGTCGCATCCGTTGCAATAACATAAAGCTGCATTGGATCGTCATTGACGTATGCTTTAACAGGATGATTGGAATCTGCCCCAGAACCAGGCCAGTAATTACTCCAAACAGGTTTTCCAGTGGTACTAGACACATACTCACAACCCTGAAACACTCCCAGCATACCAACTGATCCACCAGCCGCAGCGCCTGGAGCGCCTATATAGCCAGTGGAAAGAGGAATCACAGGTTCGCCGTGATACAGCTTATCTGTGTTGCCGTTCGCAATTTCATACGCGGAGTATTGGGTCATACCAGTGGAATTAGACGCCGCGCCCTGTTTGCTCAAAGGGCGAAGGCCAAAGCTTCCATTGCTATTTGCCATCTACATTGCTCCTAGTCCTCTTCTTTTTGAGGACCACCAAAAGTTACACGAGAGTGCCGATCAGGTTTACTGATAGGCATCGCCGGATGTTGTTCACGCGCTAAGTCGTTATCAACAGCCGTCATTTGATTGCGAGTCATGCTCTGAAAATATTCTTTGCGTTCCTCGACAACCTCAACGGGGATCTTGGCAAGCAATAATCCTCCTACCCCAATAACGCCGGCATGTTTGCCGTCTTCGATGGTCGGTATCTCAAAGTCTGGGTATTCTTCACCGCGTACCAACTCCCAGCCTTCACGGCTGCGAGCCGCTACATTCTTGCGGTCATCAAAACCCATAACTTCTGCCCGAATCCACCTATGGCGAAAACCTTCCGGTGCAGGCGGTGCGTCCAACATGGACGGGGGCTTCCAAGGTTCCCTGCGCGCTTGATTTGCGCGTGTGCTGTTACTCCGAGGCGTTCTCGTAGACTTTTGGAGAGCTGTGTTCTCTGTTGTCATGATCAATCCCTCACATATTTTGCGTATTCTTCAAGCGGCACATTGAGCCTTTTTGCAATCGCAACTTGAGAGGGCGTTAATCGCACAGTTTTTCGTCCACTTCTGTTGCGGGATGCGGAAGCTTCGGCTGACGCAACCTTCTTGCTTCCCCCGTTTGACGAAGATTTCTTACCAAGTTTATGAGGAAACTCGGCAACCATTCTTTTGTCAAGTTCAGCATAATACTCATCGGATTGAGGATCAAACCCCTCATCCTCTATTAACCGCCTATGAACTCCAAAAGCGGCATATGTCATAACTTCATCCTGCCCAAACCAGTCATGCGTTGCTGCCCAAGCTTCTGCTTTAGGATCAGCTTTAGCCGGTGGTTGTGGAGGAGGTACTGGAGTTGTTTGTTGAGGAGCCTGCGTTCGCACTGCTTTTTGCTGCGCAGCCGCCAATCTTCCCTTCTCAGCGGATAATGCTGCCAACGCTTCTTGCGCTTCGACAATCTTATCTACATCACCATTTTCATGGGCTTCTTTGAGAAGACGTTTAGCCGAATCAAGCTGGGAGGTTACTCGACCACCAAATTGCTCTTGATATCCTTTATCGAGGGATTCAAGTCTACCCTTTAGCGAATCGTTTTCCTGTTTGACATTCTGGGCATACTCAACCGCCGTCTGTTTTTGACGTTCTTCTTCCCTAAATCTCTTTGTCAGCTTGTCAATACGGGATTTAACACCGGCGCTGTATTCTTCGAGTTCCTCTTCATTTTCTTCTTGAGGAACTTGCTCTGTCTCTTGAGATGTCTCTTTAGAAGCATCTTCTTGTGGAATATCTACATCAACGGGCGATTCGTCTGAATCACCTACTTCAATGGGTTTTTCCTCTGGCATGTCATCATTCCTAATTCCTCCTTCTCCTTTCTAGACATGTTTAATATCGTCAGGTTCCTTAATAGTCGAAATAACCTCGTCATCGTTGATTATACGGACTTCTCCTCCGTCAATCTTGAAACGAGCGCCCGCGTATCTGCCAATGCAGATCCACTGGCCTTCCTTGCACCATGGNGAACAGTCTGGTCCAAACTTACCTTCATCCTGATACGCCAATGGTCCAACTTTAAGAACATAGGCAACAACAGTTGCCAATGCCTCACGATCTCTTGTTTGATCTGGGATATGAATGCCGCCGTCAGTCGTGGCTTTGCCAGCATAAGGCATTACAAGAATACGCCAGCCGGTTGGCTGCGGAAGACGCTCACTTAGGGATAAATCAAGTAAGGAAGGATCTAAGACCTTATCTTCCTGGTTTACATACGCAGAGGCCACAGCTTCTTTTTTCTGTTTTTCTTTCTTAGCTATGTGATCAGGAACATATAAAGTCTTGCTCATTCGTCCTCCGTTTTCTGCAACTGATCTTTTATCTCACGCTCAGAGAACTCAAGTCCCTGAAGTTCTCCGACCAGTTGTTTGTATGTTTCCATGCTCTTTGGGCTACCTTGGAGAATAGCTTCCTGCGTGAGAGATATTCTCTCCTGAATAGCTTTCAGTAAGGAATACGCGAAAGTTGTCGGATCCGCCATACTTTAATAAGAACCGCTGAATCTTTTGCCACGAACCGCGCCGCC